AGTCCAATTGTATATGCTTGTTTTTGATTCTGAGCAAATCTATTGCCTATTTTCCATATCGCCAAAGAATAAGTAAGAGATTCATTTATACTAGTAGATACTTCAATTTCAACTATTTCTCCACCCTGTACAGGCAATCCTTGTAGTAATCCACCACTATCAACTACCTCCATAGTTGCCGACAAAAATGGAGATGTAATAGTTTCAACGTAATTGAAAGAATTTATCAGAGTTGTTATTGGAATTGGTTTACCACCACTATTTGGATATATCTTTACTGCGGTTAATCCAAAGTCCGTGTTAGATTTAAATTTTGTCATGAGAATTTAGCTTCTTGGAAAGCATAGATGATTGTTCCCATATCAGTAGACCCAACTCCAACTGGTATATCTGCCGGAGCATTTCCACCAGTGTTAGCACCAGGTGACATATTAGTAATGTTGTTAATAGTAGTAATGTTCCCCGCAGATGCCAATGCCATTTCCTGTGACCTAATACCAAGGGCATTAGGATCAGCAGTAGATCCAGGAGCAAGGGAACTTATTTCTTTTGGTTTAGCAGCCTCTATTAATTGATCTTTTAAACCAAGGTTTTCATCTTTAGTCTCCATGCGTGTCATGCCACCAAGAAAACCTTTCTTCATGATAGTATACCCGCCACTATCTCTCTTGATAGCACGAAACTGGTTATCAGAACCAAAATCAATAAATGGTGCATTCCCCAGATTCAATGATTTTGCCCAGTCACCACCTGTTGTAGCGGCAGCTGCTTGTTTCGCTTTTAATGCTGCTGCTTGTCGTTTTGCAATCGCAGCAAGTTTTTCTTCATATTCAGCCATTTCTTCTGGTGTTGCATTTGCTCCAGGAATTTCACTAGGATCTAGAGTTAATGGACCACCATCTGGCGGGTCTGGTTGTGGGTCTGGGTCTGGGTTACTTGCTTCTTTCTTAAGTTTTTCAAGAAGCGGCATAATATTTCCATAAGCAGTATTCATTCCATCACCATCATGCACCCCAACACCAGAAGTTTTCTTAACAGAAGCAAATGCTCCCGCTAATCTATCATTAAATACAGCGTCAGTAATTTTCCCTGCTTTCCATTCTTGATATCCAGCATCATTTAACCAACTATTGGACATTAGATCCTGTGTTTCTTTATTGAATAAGACTTTAGAAGTATCAAGTCCCATATTTTTAGCAACTTTCTTGACCTCTATCATCTGGTAAGCACCCATAGCAGCACTTCTTTGATCCTCACCATATCCTTTAGATGCCTGATGATTTAAATACTCAGTTTGAAGTTGGTCAACTTCATCAATAGTCATCTTTGTAATATCTTCTTGTCCACGAGAGAAAGTTGCTCTATCTCTGGAATACATTGAACCATAATCATTTCCAGATTCAAGTTGTCTAATAGCTGTCTTTAAATCTGGTGCATCAACTGGACGACCGAGACCACCGCCGCCACCGGTAAGATATCTTGCTAACCGAGCAAATATATTATCATCACCGCCACCACCAGGGATCAGATTTTTCAATAGATTTTTCAATGCGTCAACGAATTTTTCCCACCCATTTTGTTTGTCATAATACTGAGAAAGTCCTTGTGCCTGAAGTTTTGCGTATTTACTTTTATTTTTATATTGTGCTTCTAGAATACCTTCACCAAACATAAGGAATGTTTTCCTGCCTTCAGCACCCTCAAGTGGGAAAACACCTTCCTTACCCTTTTCACCAACTAATCCAAGAGTAGCATCAGAAATAATACCGCCATCCGCAAATGGGACTGCTCCCATATCTCTAGCAGCCAAAGCAGCGTCAATACCAACAGACCCAGCAGTTCCAATACCAGGAACAGTAGATGCTGCTCCAGATGCTAATTCAAGACCAGCACCAACGAAATCGCCCTGCATTGCTCTTTGAGCAGCAAAGACAGCACCTAGTCCTAATCCTACTAATGGAATTTTTTTACCTAAACTCTTCGCAAGTGCTCCACCTGCTATTTTACCAACTCCTTTAGCTCCTAGTTTAGCACCCATTCTGGCACCAAAACCACCCATTAGTTTGCCACCAAGAGCAGCACCTAACCTACCACCAGTTCTACCAGCACCTCTTCTGGTAGCACCCTTGAGCATATTTTTTGCCAGTACTTTGCCGCCAAGACCCATACCAGGACCACCGCCTCTTGACGATCCTCCTGCCCCAGACATAGCGCCAGTAGCGGCACGTAAAAGACCTTGATAAGCAGAATTTCCAGAAAGATCCTGACCATTCTCAAGAGCACTTTCTTCCGCAGCTGCTTTTGATTTTCTTGCTAACTTGTCTGTTTGTTGTTGCTGTGCCCCAGCAATCATTTTTTGCTGATTAGATTGCTCTTTAGTAGCAGAAACTAAACTCATCGTGACAAACGTTAGTCTGTCAATTGCCTGAACTACCTCTTCAGATCCACCACCACTATCACTGAAAGTGTCAAGGCGTTTGGTGAACATATCACCACCACCAAGGTCTCTTTCAACACCAAGATTCGTAGCGCCAATATCTACAATAGAATCGCCAAAATAACCTTCTCCTGTTATACCTTTTCTTCGCGAAACTCCAGGTGTAGCAGCACCACCGACCACATCAGGATTTACAGCAGATGCACCAGGGAGTGATCTTTGTAATGAACTCCCACCAAGCATTTTTTGTAGTGGAATTTCTGATACGTTAGTATTTCCACCACCACTCAATAAATTAGTTTTGCCAGCAGATAAAGTTTTTTGCTCATCTAAAATATTTACTTTAGCGGCAACTATATCCGCTGTTTTTTCTTTCTTATCACGATTATCTAAATAATTTGTGACGGCATCAACAATTTTCCCAAGATAATCTACATTACCTCTATTGTCTTGATATGATGCGTATCCGTGTGCCATTATTGTTTAGCTGCTTCGCGAGCTTGTTTGATTTGTTCTAAGTGTTGCATCAAGAGACTAACGTAAACTTGACGCTCCCATGGTATCATGTTTTCAATTTCACTCAAATTATATTTATGATGCTGCATCAAAGAAAAATTAGTTTTATAATATCCCTCTAGCGTATTATGAAAGAGGGCTATCCGAAAAAATTGGATAATCCAGTAAGTACAAATTCAGATGGTTCTCCAGTATTTGGATTAATTACAGTAAATTTATGTTCTAGTCTAGGACATGATTGGAAAAATTCTTGAATTTTTTCAAATTGAGCGTTGGTAAGATTTTCTATAAATTGAACAAATTCTTTTTTTGATGTAGTAGAACTATCATATACATCTTCACCATCAAATATTTGATCAACACAATCTGCAATAATTTCGACAATTCCTTCCGCAGATGGAGATTGTCCCATAACTGATCCAACAATAAAATCATTCCACTGTGGATATTTCATGATTACACCCATATCATCAGATAGCATGATTTTATTGCTATGCCCTTCTGGTTTGATAACATTAACCTCAGACAAATTCAAATTATATTGAACTTTTGTTGTATCATCATCTTTACAAGTTACTTTCATTTCAACAATTTCGCCTACAGATACAGCGCGAATTTGAAGAAAAATATACTCCAAATCAAAAATTGCTAAATTTTCAATTTTTACTCTGGTTTGAATACAACCTTTTAATGTAGTTTTTACAGCTTCTTCAATTTGTTTTTCGTCATTTGTTTCCAATGCCAAAAGAAGTAGTTTTTCTTCTTTTACGACAAATGGACGATATTTAATTTTTTTGCCATTAGACGGAATTTCCAACTCATAGGTTGGAAGCACAACTTGTGGTAATGCCATTATGTTCAGATCATATCATAATAATATTTAGTGCGACTTTTTTAAGCAAAAATGAGCAGGAAAAATTTTCCCACTTTCATGGAATTGAAAAATCAATTTTGCTATGCTACGTCGCCATTAGCTCCTCTTAAATCTGCCAAACCAGTCTGTCTTTGTGCCTCTGATAAAATAGACCTTCCAGTAATGGTTTTAAATTCTTGTACTAATGGTTTTCCTGTTACCGCAGTAATATCTCTATTAATAGTGTAGTGTCTCTGATATTTAAACTGAGCAGTAACTTTAGTAATTTGAGAAGATCCAAACTGAAGTGGGATAGCATCAACGGCATATGGATATGCCTTCTCCATAACATACGTGATTGGTTTTCTTTGTGTTGGTGAATCTGGACCAGATTCAGTTTTAGTAATGTTTATAGTGCTGGCATAACTATCTTTATATGCTAGTCTAGTCGATCGATTTTCAAGATAAGTTTCAATCTCATTTTCGTTAAAAATAGATCCATACCATAAATTCAAAGATTTCAAAAGATTCAAATTAGCATCCAACATAAAAGAAAGTTGAAATTCAGTAAAGACCCTGGTATGGGGATAATCTACAGATCCCAATCCAACATAAAGACCATTTTGTGTCGCAGTAGCAGTATTTACATTTGGTAATTGTGCTTCATCACAGAAAAATTCAACCGCTTCTGAATCAAAATACTTCGCAGCAGGTCCTTCAAAACTAACCACAAAGTTATTACTAAATGACATACCGCCATTTTTTGCAACTGTGCTTAAGAATCTATTGATTGACACACTAAATACCTATGTTGGTCCTTCTATATTTATGGCGTACTCAGGATTTTACAAACCTAAAAATCCTACTAAGTACCGTGGCAATCCTTCAAACATAGTTTATAGGTCGCTATGGGAACGTAAGTTCATGGTGTTCTGTGATAGTAATCCCTCAATAATCGAATGGGGTAGCGAAGAGATAATCATTCCCTATCGCGCACCCGATGGTAAAGTAAGACGATATTTTCCTGACTTTTATATTAAAGTAAAAGAAAAGAGTGGCAAACTTACCAAGTATATTATTGAGATCAAACCCAAAAAACAAACAAAACCACCGAATGAGAAAAACAAAAAAACTGCTGCCTA